CAGCTAAAAATGGTGCAACCGAAGAATGGAACGGATCTGGCTATATAACTAGAACAATAACAACAACAACCGAATAGGAGGAAACTATGGCAAAAACATATCAATACTGCGTAGCAGAAAACTGGGGGAAAGGCTTCATTGATCATAATGAATCAATCAAGATTACTTTCAAAAGTTTTCCTGGTAATGTTTGGCAAGTTCCTGCGTACAATAAGCACGCAAACCTTTGGATTGCAAAGGTGAATGGAACTGTTAAAACACTATCTGAAGCTCAGGATATCGTTACTGCTGAGGTCACTGCTGCTCAAACCGCTTGGGACAACGACAATGTTGAAGGCGAGACAAATGAGCAGAAGATTGATAGAATTGGTGACAGACCAGCTGATATAACGTTGACGGAGTAATAGGAGGAAACATTGACCGAGTACAAAGGTACCAAAGGCGGGAAGGTCCGTAACTACAGCGAGGATCCAGAAAATCCTTTTGTAGGACAGGTTTGGTACAACGAAAATTTAGGAGATTTACGAATTCGCAAAACGAATATCGGGAGTGCTTGGGCTACGGGTGGGAATATGACTACAACGAGATATGCTTCATCAGGAGCAGGTAGTTCAAATACAGCCAGTTTAGCATTCGGTGGAAGAACTGCGGCTCCAGCAGATTCAGGTGCTACAGAATCATACAATGGAACTTCTTGGACAGAACTTAATGATTTAACTACAGCAAGACAGCGAGCAGCAGGAGCAGGAACTCAAACAGCTGCATTGAATTTTGGAGGAGGACCTCCTGCATTAGGAAATACCGAAAGCTGGAACGGTACTTCTTGGTCAGAAACAAATGATTTAAACACAGCTAGATTTCTTTTGGCAGGAGGAGGTACACAAACCTCTGCTTTGGCGTTTGGTGGTGTTACAACAGTTAACGTAGCAAACAATGAAAGTTGGAATGGAACTTCTTGGACAGAAGTAGGAGATTTAAATGCAGCTAGAGATAATTTAGCAGGAGCGGCCGCTGATAATACAGCTGCATTAGCTTTTGGTGGTGATCCTGCAACAGCAGCAACTGAAAATTGGAATGGAACTAGTTGGTTTGAAGTAAATGACTTAAACACTGGAAGACAGTTTCACGGAGGAACAGGAACATCTAATTCAGCTATTGCTTTTGGGGGAACAACAACTTCTCCAGCAGCACCAGGAATAACAGCAGTAACAGAATTATGGAATGGCTCAAATTGGACTGAAACAAATGATATGAATACAGGTAGATTTTTCCCAGGTTCAGCTGGAGTTCAAACATCAGCACTTGCTTTTGGTGGTGAAACTCCTGGAATAGTTAATTCAACCGAAGAATGGAACGCGAATGTCGCACAAGGTGTCTGGGTGACGGGTGGTACAATGAATACGGCTAGAGATTGGGTAGGAGGAGCAGGAACACAAAATGCAACTCTAGCATTCGGTGGTGAAACACCTACATACACAGGTGCAACAGAATCTTACAATGGATCCGCTTGGGCAGAAGTTAACGATTTAAACACAGCAAGAGGGGAATTATCAAATATAGGAGCAGGAACAAATACTGCAGCTTTATTATTTGGAGGAGTAAATCCTTCGGTTACAGGTGCAACAGAAAGTTGGAATGGAACAAATTGGACAACCTCTCCAGCTACTTTAAATACAGCTAGAAGTAGATTTGCAGGTGTAGGAATTCAGACAGCGGCTTTAGGTTTTGGTGGTACTGATCAAGTCTCAAAATTAGCAGTCAATGAAAGTTGGAATGGAACTTCGTGGACTGAACTTAATGATTTGAATACTGTAAGAGAACAAATATCAGGGTCAGGAACTAATACTGCTGCACTTGCGTTCGGAGGTGAAACTGCTCCATCAGGTATCCTTACTTCAACCGAATCCTGGAATGGAACAAGTTGGACAGAAGTTAATGACTTAAATACTGCAAGGAGATCATTAGGTGGATTAGGGACTCAAACATTATCTTTAGCAATGGGTGGAGGAACACCTACACTTGTAGCAAACACTGAATCTTGGAATGGTTCAAACTGGACTAATGAAAATGATATGAATACTGTAAGACAGGTTGCTACAGGTAGAGGTACACAGAATTTGGGAATTGTGTTTGGTGGACAAATACCTGCAATCACGGCATCCACCGAAGAATGGTACGGTGATGGAATTATAACGGAGACGGTAGATTAATATGGCAACTTACAAAGAAATATTTGGACAAAACATACAGGTGGTTTCATCGGATCCCGCAAATCCTAATGTCGGGCAGCTTTGGTACAATAGCACGTCCCAGGAACTCAAAGGCTATAAACAAGTCATTGGGAATGCTTGGGCTACGGGTGGGAATGTAAACACTGCTAGAATTCAAGGTGCTGGTGCGGGTATTAATAATTCATCTGCTTTGTTTTTTGGTGGAAATGCAGTCCCTGTACATACAGGAGCAACAGAATCATATAACGGAACTAGCTGGACAGAACTTAATGATATGACTACAGCCAGAAGATCTATTTCTGGTAATGGAACTCAAACAGCAGCTTTAACTGCTGGAGGAGACACAGGTGCTCCTTCAATAGTTGCTAATGCAGAAACTTGGAATGGTACAAGCTGGTCAGAACAAAATGATTTAAATTTAGCAAGATATAGTTTATCTGGATCAGGAACCGTTCCTGCAGGATTAGTTTTTGGAGGTAAAACAGCACCTAGTACAAATAAAACTGAGACCGAAAGTTGGAATGGAACCAGTTGGACTGAGGTAAATGACCTTAATACTGGAAGAGGTTTTGGAGCTTCTGCAAACCAAGGAAGTCAAACTGCTGCATTATTTTTTGCAGGAGATAATGGAACAGTTGCCTTGGCAAACACAGAAAGCTGGAACGGCACAAGTTGGTTTGAAGTCAACGATTTAAATACTGCAAGATCAAATAATTTAGGAGGTGCAGGGACACAAAGTTTAGCACTTGCTTATGGAGGTGAGCCGTTAACGGCCATTACTGAAGAATGGAATGGAACTACTTGGACTGAAGTGAATGATTTAAATGTTGCAAGATTTGGTTTAGGATCATCAGGAACAGGGTCATCAGCTATTGCTGCTTCTGGTCAAACCCCAACATTGACAACAGCAACCGAAGAATGGAATGCAAACATTGCTGTTGGTGCGTGGATCACGGGTGGAAATTTGAATACGGCAAGGCAAGAACTGTCAGCAGTAGGAACTCAAACAGCATCTTTAGCTTTTAGTGGTTATGTTGGACCACCTGGCTATGTAGCAGCAACAGAATCTTATGATGGCACTGCTTGGGCAGAAGTAAATGATTTAAATACTACTAGAGCTGCTTTAGGAGGAGCAGGCACTCAAACTGCTGCATTAGCTTTTGGAGGAACTCCACCTGTAACAGGCGCAACCGAAGAATGGAATGGATCTGCTTGGGCAACATCTCCAGCTACTTTAAATACTGCAAGATTTTATTTAACTGGAACTGGAACTCAAACTGCTGCTTTAGGTTTTGCAGGGAGGTTTGATTTAGCTTCAAACTTTACATTAACTATTAATGAATCTTGGAATGGTACGAGTTGGACTGAATTAAATGATATGAACACTGCAAGAAATTCTGCTGTTGGTTTCGGTATTCAAACTGCATCTATTGCAGCTACAGGTAGATTAGCACCTGCTTCACCATTTTCAACTTCAACAGCAACTGAATCTTGGAATGGAACTTCGTGGACTTCTGTAAATTCAACTAATACAAGTAGACAAGCTGGTGGAGGAAGTGGAACTCAAACTGTTGGAGTAATTTTTGGTGGAAGTAATCCAAGTATAATAGATGCTACTGAATCTTGGAATGGTACAAGTTGGACCAATACACAAAGTTTAAATACAGGAAGACAATTTTTAGGTGGATCTGGAACTGCAACATTAGGTTTAGCTTCTGGCGGCTCATCAACGGGTATAGTAGCTAATACCGAAGAATGGTACGGAGACGGTAAAATAACTGAGGTGATTACTACATCCTAACCCTTGACTATTATTTAATAATCTATACATAGAATATGTATTATGACTGAGAAGAAAGACATCAAAGATCTTATTCAACAAGAAGAGGCTAACTTAAACAATCTACTCAATCCTGATGATTTAAAATCATTCAAAGGAATGGTGGATGAGTTAAGGGACACTTGGAGTAAAAAACAAATGTTTAGAACAGAAACCGAAGCAAGGTTTTCTGTCCTTCAAGATAATCGTTATCCAACCAAAGCTGCAAAATACTGGCAGTGTGTGAGAGAACAAGCAAGTTACCTAGATAACTTAATGGCTTTATCTTTTGACTTTAGAAGAAACGAAGCAAAGATTAAATGGTTAGAGAAAAAAGTTACAGAAGAAAAAGATGATTACAAGCTGGCTAAATATGAAATTGATTTAGATGAATGTAGATTTGCAAAAGCATCTATGGAAAAACAAGCGTATCATCGAATGCGAGAAATTAAAATGTGGTCTAAATTAAAATCAGAATTTGATGATGGATCGTTTAATACCAAAGATGTCAATCAACATCAGTTAGATTCGTACAGAAAAATGTATACTCACAAAGCAAAATCTTTAACTCAAGGATCATCCGAAGCTGAAGTGTTTAACGTATTAGGTCAATTACAATCAATAGAAAGAATTATTAAAACTGGAGAACTACCATTACAAGATGGTGGCCAATTAGAAGGAACGGAGAAGAAAGAGGAACTTCCGCAATACGGAAAACCTAAATCTGAATAATTTTAATGAAATTTGATTTCATTTTTTTAGGACAATCGATTCTAAAATATCAGGTACCTCTTGATATCTTTACCGCGATTAACAGTATCTATGAAAATAATATCAAACAACTGTATCCTGCAAACAAACAATTAGTCGGTAAAATAATGAATGAGCATTCCTTATTTTTTAATGGGGATGATGAATCTAAAGTAAAACGCCATAATTTTTTACCAAGAAATGTGACTGATTGGTTCTTACAAATCTACACTCATTATTTACAGTTTAATAAAATTAGAGATTACAAACTTCATTTAAATAGTGTTTGGGTTAATGAAATGAAAGCTAATGAATATAATCCCGTACACATTCATAGAGGAAATTTGTTTACAGGACTGTCTAGTGTGATGATTTTAAAAAAACCATCTACTACTGGGGTTGAATATTCTGCAGAAGAAACACCACAAAATGGACAACTTCAAATTTTAGGTGCATCCAACGGTCAATTTGCAAAAATAGATTATCAACCACCTATGGATTTGCGAGATTTTTATGTCTTTCCTTATGATATGAGACATTGTGTTTATCCATTTAACAGTACCAACGAGACAAGACGAACCCTTGCAGCAAACTGTGATGTGTTGTATGACCCCATTAGAAATAGAGGAGCGATATAATGATATTGAAAGAACCAAGATGGAAATCATACATCGTTGAAACCACACAACCCATATTTACTCCTGAACAATGTAAATTGATTATTGAAGCAGGAAGAGCGCAACCACAAGAACAAGGTCAAGTGGGAGGTGGATCAGGTGGAACGGTAGATACCAAAACCAGAACCTCACATATTAGTTGGATTCCCTTTAGCAAGATGCCTGAGATGTATAAAAAAATTGAACAAGTGATGTTAGCAACCAATAATAATCATTTTGGATTTGAAGGAATGCAATTAACCGAACCTGCTCAATATACGGAATATCCGACAGGGGGATTTTATGATTGGCATATTGATAGTGATGTCAATTGTCAGCACGAGCCGCCTGTAAGAAAAATTTCTATGACGTGTCTATTATCACCTGAATCCGAGTTTGAAGGCGGAGGATTAGAGTTGATGAGTGAGGGTAAAATTGCAAGACCCAAACAAGGACAAGCTATCTTTTTTGCATCTTTTGTAAGGCATAGAGTGGTGCCGATTGCGAAAGGAAACAGAAAATCACTTGTAATGTGGTTCGGCGGACCACCATTTAAATAATGAACAGAGAACTATTTTTTCCAACTCCTATTTATATCAAAGATGTAGGAACACCTGAACTCAATCAAAAACTTGAGACAGATATTTTAAATTGGATGAACCAAGATAAAGGTATCCAAAGAACCAATGTCAATGGTTGGCATTCTGAATCCAATATGGCAGACCGACCTGAATACAGAGAACTGGTTGATTTGTTATTTAAAATGCAATTTGAAATCTATCAAGAAGAGCAATTAGATTCTGAACCTTTCTTAGGAAATATGTGGGCGAATGTAAATCCAAAAGGTGGATTTAACCGAACCCATATTCATCCTAATTCATTATGGTCAGGTGTGTATTATGTAAAAACTCCACCTAATTGTGGTCATTTAAAATTAGAAGATCCAAGATCCATTGCACTAATGACAAGACCTAGAATGAAACCAGGACCTCAACCAGGAAGATTATGGAGAGAAGTTCACTATGAACCTGTTGCAGGAAGATTGATTATGTTTCCATCTTGGCTCAATCATTGTGTGGATCCAAACCAATCGGATGATATTAGAATATCAGTATCATTTAACTTTATGCAAAAATGCTATGTGGTATGAGAGTGCACAAGGACTTGATTGTGTTTAGAGAAGAACATCTTAAAAGTGAAAAAGGCAGGTTAAGTCAAACCCGTAATGAAAAATGGAAAAAATTAAAAGCAGACATTGAAAAGAATGGGATTATCAATCCTTTAATTTGTACAGAAAAAGATGGTAAATATAGATTGTGTATGGGAATGAGAAGATTTATTGCAGGTTGTATGCTTGGGATAGAAGAATATGAAATAGAGATTGTACCTGATGAAGAAGTCAAAACATTAATGGATGCAACAGCTAAATATCAAACTAAACACAAAGACGGAACGGAGATCGCATTATGAGTTTTAATCAAAACAAATACCAAGTCATTAAACAAGCCGTACCTTATGAACTCGCAAATTTTTGTTTTAATTATTTTATGTTAAAACGAGATGCGGTTGATTATTTATATGGTAATAATATTGTCGCTGAAACGCCATTGTTAGGTACAAGAAAAGATCAACAAGTGCCTAATGTTTATTCTCATTATGCTGATTTTGTAATGGAAACGTTACTGGTTAAAGTGTTACCGATTATGAAAGAACAAACAAATTTAGATTTAGTCCCTACGTATTCTTATGCAAGAATCTATGAAAAAGGATCAACTTTACATAGACATAAAGACAGACCCAGTTGTGAAATATCTACTACACTGAATTTAGGAGGCGACCCTTGGCCTATCTTTATTGATCCAACAGGATCGAATAATGTGATTGATGAACGTAAAAATATTATGAAACCTAATGCACCTAAAGGTGTTGAAGTGAACTTAGATCCAGGTGATATGCTAGTGTATTCTGGCTGTGAATTAGAGCATTGGAGAGAGACATTTCAAGGCAATATCTGTGGTCAAGTGTTCTTACATTATAACCATAGAAATGGACGATTTGGAGAATCTAATAAGTTTGATAAAAGAGCTATGTTAGGGTTACCTTCAGGAGTTTGATAATCTATACTAACGCTTAAATTTATAATAAAATAGGTTTATGGCGTTAACGAAAATACCCTTTACCCCTGGTTTTAATAAACAGATTACGGATACCCAAGCTGAAAATGTATGGGTAGATGGCGATAATGTACGTTTTCGTTATGGTATGCCAGAAAAAATAGGGGGTTGGCAGGAATTATTATCAGATACCATGATTGGTGTTGCAAGAGCAGTTCATGTTTTTGCAGACTTAGATGGTCGTAAATATGCTGCAATTGGTACAAACAGATGTTTGTATATTTATTTTGATGGTAACTTATATGACATTACTCCTATAGACCCTGATCGCCAATCCACAGGCGCTAATATCACAACTACAAATGGTTCTACAACAGTTACCATTACAACGTCTGGAATTCATACTATAGAAGTTGGTGATATTGTAACATTTGAAAATGCTGGATCTTTTACTTCACCGGATACAGGTTATGTTCCTAGTGATTTTGATGATAAGTTATTTGAAGTTAAAACAGTTCCTTCTACCACAACTTTTACTATTCAGATGCCTTCAGCCGAAACAGGAACAGGGGCGACGAACGACGGAACATTGGATCCTTTACCTTACATTAGAATTGGAGATATAATTCAAAACCCTGCCTTTGGTTGGGGGATTGGTAAATGGGGAACAGGAACTTGGGGAACTCCAAGAACTGCGACTGATGTATTTTTAGATCCAGGAGTATGGTCATTAGATAACTTTGGTCAAAATTTAATTGCAACAGTACACAATGGAAGAACGTTTCAATGGTTACCTATTCAAGCCTCAGGAACCGGTGCTTTAACTACAAGGGCATCTAATGTAACAGGCCCTACAAAAACCGTATTAACCGTTGTATCAGATAGAGATAGACATTTGTTACATCTTGGAACCGAAACAACTGTAGGAGATGCAACAACACAAGATAAATTATTTATAAGATTTTCAAATCAAGAAGACATTACAAGTTATGAACCTACTTCAACTAATACTGCGGGGACATTTAGACTGGACAACGGAACACAGATCATTGGCGCAACAAAAGGTAAAGATTATATTATGGTTCATACCAATACCGCAGCTTATGTCGTTCAGTTTGTCGGTCCTCCATTTACGTTCTCTATCAGACAAGTGGGATCTAACTGTGGCTTAATTGGTCAGAACGCTTCCGTATTCGTTGATGGTAAATCTTATTGGATGTCAGATGAAGGTGGATTTTTTGTATTCGACGGTACAGTTAAAAAGTTACCATGTTTAGTAGAAGACTTTGTATTTCAAACCACTGGATCTAATTTAGGAATTAATAGAAATGCAGGAGAACAAGTCTTTGCAGTACACAATAGTTTATTTTCAGAAATTACTTGGTTTTATGTTAAAAGTGGTTCAACACTGGTAGATAGATCAGTAACTATTAACTATGCTGAAAACACTTGGACCACAGGTTCCTTAGCTAGAACATCTGGAGCCGATGCATCTATTTATGATAAGCCTTATATGAATAAATTTAATTCTACAGAAACTCCGACATTCCCAGTAGTCAGTGGTATTAGTTCTTCTCAAGGAGCTTCTATATTCTATGAACACGAAACAGGAGTTAATGAAGTAGACTTCAACGGCAATGAAACAGCGATCGCGGCCTTTATACAATCAGGAGACTTTGATTTAGATGCTGATGGTAATGGAGGAGAGTTCTTTATTAAAATTAGAAGATTTATACCAGACTTTAAAGTATTAAGTGGAAACGCTAAGATTACATTAAATTTAAGAGACTATCCAGCAAGCACTGCGGCTAGCTCTCCATTAGGGCCATTTACAATTACGTCATCTACGACTAAAGTAGACACACGTGCGAGAGCAAGGCTAGCTGCATTAAAAATAGAAAATGATGCAGTAGATGAAAACTGGCGTATGGGTTTATTTAGATTTGACTTTCAAGCAGACGGTAGAAGATAATGGCTAAAATTACAGTACAAATTCCAGAACCTAAAGAACAATACGAACCAGATAATCAACGTCAATTAAATGCCGCTTTAGAAACACTAAAAAATCAACTTAATTTTTCTTTTCAAAAAGACTTGAAAGATGAACAAGATACGTTTAATTATTTTATGTCATGACAATTAGATACAAAAGTGAAACATTTGATTTAACAACTACTAACATTACGACAGTTTTAACTTGTCCTAGTAATGCAACTATAATTGCTAAATCATTACAAATTGTTCATCAAGCTGGGGGTAGTATAGACGTAGATGTATTTTTAGAAAAATCTGGAGGATCTGATGTAGACATTGCTCATCAAAGTTTATCAGCAGGTTTTGATAATTTTATAAAGTCCAGTTTAAATATGGAAGCTGATGACGTGTTGAAAGTACAAGCAAACACTGCAAATGAAATTACAGGTGTTGTAAATTACGCCCTTATAGATAGATCACAGGAAAATGGCTAAACAAAAATTCGTACACTATGTACCTAGACCAAAACCTAGGAAGCGGCCAGGTCGTCATAAGAAAAGACTTAACAAAAGTGAAAAAAGAGATTATAAGAAATATAACAGACAAGGAAGAGTATGACAAAAACAGTAATTATAAATGGTGAAGAAGTTCCAGTTTTACCTGCTAAGGCTGAAGAAGAAATTGTTAATAAAAGAACGCAAAAAAAATATGCATCTAAAGAAGAATTTGATGCAGATGTAGCAGATAATAATACTGATACTACAGCGGAAGATTTACAAGTTAATCAAAAAATAACAGTTGCATCTTTACAGGTATTTGGTAAAACCAAATAATGCTTCCCATCGGTGGTTCAGAACTTCAAGAAAAATTACTATACAAGTATGTAGATAATACATTACTTGGTGAGTTTGAGATAACTATTTCTGTTCCAGAAAAAAAACCTTTATCAGATGATAAGATAAATATTCTTTGGGTTCAAAATTCATACGATCAACCTAATTTAATAGATTGGTTTAAAAATAAAGATAATCATAAAAAATATTCTTGGTATGTTTTTAATAGTCATTGGTGCTATGAAAAATTTAGAATGATGTATAAACTACCTACACATCGTTGTGCAGTAATAAAAAATGCAATTGAACATTTTCCAGAAGTAAAAAAACATCATAAAGATGATGAGATTAAAATGATATTTCATCCTACTCCTTGGAGAGGATTGAACGTTATTTTAGGTGCAATGCAACTAGTTAAAAAAGATAATATTATATTAGATGTGTATTCAAGTACTCAAATTTATGGAGATAGTTTCAAAGAACAAAACGATGATCAATATAAATCTTTATACGAACAAGCTGAAAAACTAAAGAATGTAAACTATAAAGGTTGGCATGATAATAATTATATAACTGAAAATATATCAAATTATAAAATATTTCCTTATTCTAATATATGGGAAGAAACTTCTTGTATATCTGCTATTGAAGCTTTAGGTGCAGGGCTTCATATGATTTCAACTAACTACGGTGCTTTATATGAAACTTGTAGTGAATGGCCTGTATATGTTCAATACGATAATAACTACAAAAACCTTTCTACTTGTTTCGCTTATGCAATTGAAGGCATAACAGAATATCTACATACAGATAATATGCATGAGTATTTAAAAAAACAAAGAGAGTTTTATGAAAGATTCTACAATTGGAAATTTAGAAAAAATGAATGGACTAACTTTTTAACAGGAGTGCTCGATGAACATAAAAAATAATGAACCGATTTGGTTTGGTGAAGAAGAAAAAGCCCCAGAAACAAAAGACTTAAAAATAATGGTGGCAACACCTTGTCATTCTGAAATGTCCATACATTATGTTCAATCTATTTTAGAATTACAAAAAATGTGTTTTAAAAATCATATACCTATTGAATTTAGAATGTTTAAATCATCATTGATTACACAAGGTAGAAATTTAAGTGTAGCCTCTTTTTTATCTAAAAATTTTTCTCACATGTTATTTATTGATTCAGACATTGCATTTCAGCCAGAAAGTTTATTGAAGTTAATAAAAGCAGATAAACCTATTATATCTATTCCATATCCTCTAAAAGACATCTGTTGGGATAAAGCGTTTTATGCTTTAGATAAAGGTAGGATTAAATCTGCAGAAGATCTACAGTACAAAGGTATGTATAGATATCCAATTAAAGTAGCAGATAATAATGATATTAAAATAAAATCTGGTATTATAGAAGTCACTCATTCGCCTACAGGATTTATGTTAATTAAGAAAGAAACTATTAATGAGATGATTGAGAAATATCCTAATCTTAAAATTGAACAAGATACTTTAATGAATGGTAAACATAAAAAAATAGAGCATATGTGGAACTTTTTTGACACGATGCACGACCCTGAAACTAAGACTTATTTAGGGGAAGATTTTGCATTCTGTAAGCTATGGAGAGATATAGGAGGTAAATGTTACGCCTATATACTTGACAAGATTACTCATGTGGGCGAACATCAGTATACTGGTAGATTTGCCGATGAGTTGATACATGTCGATAAATAAGATAAAATCTTTAAAAACAAGGAAACAAATTTAAAAATTATGGCAAACCCTTTAGCTATAGCATTAGCATTATACGGCGGATACAAAGGCTACAAAGCAGGTAAAGAACGTGGCGGTACTTTAGGTGGTATTGTTGGCGGAGCTTTAGGTGCTGCTGGTGGATATTACGGTGGTCAATATGTTGGTGGTAAATTAGGAATGAGTAATGTTGCTGGGACTCAAGGATTTACTAATACCATGATGGCTCCTTTTCAAGGACAACAAGCAGTAACTTCTTCTAGAGCCTTAACAGGCCCTGCAGAATTAGGTATGACTACAAGAGTTCCTACAGAAACTGGAGGAAATATATTTCAAAGAATGGCTACAGGTTTTGGAAAGATGACTACAGGTCAAAAAGCTGCAACACTTGGTGGACTTGCAGGATTAGGTGCATATGCATCGGGTGCGTTTGAACCTGAACCATATCAAAGAGCACAATTTACTTACAACGTTGCTTACCCAGAATTATATAGAGGAAGACAATTTTTTGTACAAGACCCAACAACAGGTCAAACAGTACAACAAGAACAATTAGATTACATACCAGAAGAAAATCAAAAGTTTGTAGGTCAAGAAAGATTTGGCCCATACGGTATGGCTCTAAAAACTATGAACACAGGGGGTTTAGTTGAAATCGCTAAATTTTCAGAAGGTGGTATGCCAGTAAAATCTACTCATGATGAAAATGATATTAATAATTATAAAAGAGCAAATGGTTATGTAGCCGATCATACTGATGGTGCTAACAAAGATGAAGATACTATATTGGCTCAACTTGCTGATGGAGAATTTGTTACAAGAACAGATGGAATTTTAGGTGCTGGTATTCTTATGGGTGCAAGTCCAAAAGATGAAAAAGAAAT